AATAAACTTTCCGTAGATCTCTTGCTGAATCATCTGCTCATTCATTCTACCTATTTCAAGTGACAGATCGTCAATATCGGTCTTTGAAAGTAACGGATTATCGTAGCTCGAGAACTCCAGGCAACGATAACCCTTAACCCCTGCCATTGCGTTTTTATACAAACTGTAAAACCTATGCTCTCGCTCCTTCACGAACTTACCTTTAGGAACTCCGGCAGCAATTAACATCGAACCATCGTAATCCATTAACATCGGTAAAACGGCATTGGTAAATAGGTAATCATTTTTTAAGATGATCCCAGCCTCATTGAGGAAAATTATATTGTACCCGAAACCTTCCCAGTTTTCAGGCCTGTCAGCGCTCCGAAAATCGCAATACCCTCCACCGACAGTGAGTAACTGCATGACCTTTTTCTGGGCTGAATAACTATACGGGATCTTTGATTTTTTCAGCTCAGGCAAAAAATATCGTTCGATATACCTGTCAATATTAGCTGAGATTGTGTCACCCCAAAGTAACTTTTTTCCCTCCAGCATCCATTCGATAAAAGCATTTGCAGCCCCTTTAGTGGCTCCAAATCTTCGACCCTTGGTTACTATCAAATAACGGACTTCAGGGCTATTATTAAAAAAGATCTCTAATTGGGCCTGAGTGTAGCTCAAATTTAGATTGATCATTTTTTACTCAAATCGAGTTTAAATTTCTTGCGAAGATTATCCCAAAGAGCCTCGAATAAAACTTCCTCTTTTTCAGGGGTCACGCCTTCGCAGTCCATTCTCATTGAGTTCGTGTACAGGGTTTTTCCTACTTTGAATTTTACAATATACCAGACCTTGCCAACCGGGGCGTAATTCCCTTTCCAGACTTTAGATTTGACTTTCTCGTAAATGAATTCTGGCTTATCCGAGCCGTCTTTTCCTTTCTCACTTTCCATAAATCAATGATTTTAAAATTAAATTCTGTTTTTCTTACTTTTCGCCAAATACTTTTCGATACTCTCTCGGGGTTTTACCAAACCAAACCAAATAAAATGAATGCTTTCCTTTAATTCTCAGAATCGCCCTTTATCACTCTACGGGTAATTACTAGCTGTCCGTCAATCTTTCCCTCGATATCATGGACATTCATGCTCAAGGCTCTCTGTTCCTCTTTAGTAGCAATCAATTTATACAGGGCTAATTGAGTGGTTGCGTTCTTCGACTGATACCATTTCCCCCTCAGGGTCGCTTTAGTCAGGACTCGAACTTTTTCGATTTCTTCAAAAATCCTTTTATATCCGTCCGATTCAGCCGGAAAATGCTCATAAAAGGTACTCTTCGCACAGGGTAAAAAAGCAACGCATTCTTCAATAAACATGAGTTTGTTCTTCTCAATAGCTTCAATCGCTTTCTTTTCCAGATCTTCTGTATTGTACATGGCTATTTTTTGTGTTTAGGATCCAATATCAAAGGAACCGCGGTTTTCCAATTTATTTTGTGATGCAACCTTCTGTGTGTTTCTCCCATCATTGCGATCTTAACACAGCTCGGGGCGGTCATTACCGTGTAAAAGGATTTGACATAAGTTCCCTGGGCTCGGTACATTTCCGACATACCTCCTTTTACCGACTGAGTGGCCTTGTGATTCAGGGACACCGAATGAATGGTAAAAAAGAGCGATCCTCGGTTCCCTTTACCGACATAGGTATTTACGTCCTCGTTCTGTCTACCGACCCACCAGAGCCGTTTTTTAGTGTCACAAAGAAAAGAATTCATAGCTTTTCTTCTAAGCTTGATTTTATTCCCGAAAGATCCATTTCCACCTCCGAGATAATCTCCGTTCTGGGCCATACATAAAACGACAGCTCCAGAGCTATTCAGAAAATCAATCATGATCTGGAAGGTCTTATTTATGTTCTTTATCGACCTATCCTTATACTCATACAAATGATTGAATTTAAAGCTGAACCCTGTGTAATCATCGTCAAGCTGGATGAAGTATCTGTAACCTCTCTTTTCAGCTATATCGTAGGTCGCATTCCGGGCGTGGGTAATGGTCTTGCGATTATTGAAATTATCCATTTCATCTATCAAATCAGCGTAGGCCTTTTTATCAAAGATCTCGACTTGATCCCCGTACTTTTTTAAATACAGATCTTTCTGGCTGTCCTCATTATCGATCAGATAAATGATTTCCCCTTCGTAACCGCACTTTCTCAGAGCCTTCACAGTACTGATATTTTCAGCTCTGCCGTGAGTCAAAATCATGACCAGAATTTTATTCTCCGTTTTCTTCATAATACTGCTTTGCTATGCTTTCTGTCAACTGAATAAAACCCTTATCAATAGCTCTGTTAAAATCAATAATTACGAGAGCATTGTCTTCTATCAACTCCTGAACCTCTTTTTCCTCTTGGGCGTAGAATTCAGCTATTTTCTCGAAGTTCAAAACCGTAAACCTCATGGCCGCTATTTTCAAAAATTCCTTTAAATCCAGGCTTACGTTTGATTTCTCAATCCTTTCTAAAATCTCTTTGGTTTTACTGTAATCGTACAGCTCAGAGATTTTTGGTTTTTCTCCAGTCACCAAATAGAGCGGAGCTTCAACGTTTCTTGAATACGCTTCTTCCTGTTCTGCCAGGTCATTTCCAAAATCCAAGCCCCAATCTTTTAGGCTTTCCATTTCAAACCCCTCGAGTAAATCAATGTCCCATTCACCCGACTGAACGTTATCTCGAATCATGAACTCTTTTTCCTGCTCTGGAGTCAATTCATCGGCAAAGTAAAAAGGGACTTTTTTAAATCCAGCTTCGACACAAGCTTTAAACCTTTGATTTCCCCCGATAATTACAAAATCTCTGTTCAGCACTATTGGCCGGATTTTCAGCATCTCAGGGAAATTTTTAACCGATTCGACAAGCCTTTTAAACTTGTCATCTTTTATTACTCTTGGGTTGTCTTTATTCAAGACCACCTTTGAAACTTCAATTTCTGTTACTGTCATAAGTCTTCGCTTTTTATAAAGTTTTTAGGTTTACTGCCCCAGATGTGATTCGACAAGTGAGCCGAAAACATCATGCTTGGGAAATTATTTTTGCTGTCGAAAAGCTTCATTTTTTCATCTCTCTTTGGGGCCATGAAACCGTTATAAGGATAAAAAAACCTAATAGGACAATGTGTCACGTCTTTTCTGCCAAACAGGAATTTTGAGATAAAAGCTGGGCCGGTTCTTACCGAGGCCGCCTTTCCTTCATTCTCCCAATAGTATTTCGGCAAAGCATCCAAAACAGCTTTTATTGCTTCATGTCCTTTCGGAGATCCAATGACAGCCGACTCAAAAGATACCTGAGATCTTTTCCCGAGGAATGGCTGGTTTTCTTTTACCAGTGGCTCGAAAGATTTCAAGGGCATATTATCAGTATCAATGTAAACGCCTCCGATTTGATACACAGCTAAAAGCCTTAACACGTCACTGAGTGCAGCGCAGTTTCCATTCTCAATAACGTCCAGAATAACCGGTTTCAATTCCTCTGAAATATCCAGATCCTTTGGGCTCCTGATTGTGACAAAATCCCAGCCCTCATGGATCTGCTTGAATTCATTCCACCACTTTTCGAAAAGCTCAGGGATTTCGTCTGGCCCGATCCAAACTCTAATAAATCTCTTTGGTATCATTTTTTTTCAGTAAATAATCAATGGCCTCGACTGGATCCAAGCCCCGAAAGAATAATTCCCGTTTAGCTCTTTTCCCTACTTTTTTTGAGTCCGTGTAAAACAAAGCATTTTTGAACTGCTTTTTCCAGATCTTAAATTTGGCCCGAATCGCTTTCGCTTCATCCCTGAGCTCTTTATCTATGAGTATTTCAGTGGCCGTTCCTCTCAGTATAGACTTGACCTCGAGTAGTTCTTTATACCGATTCAACATCCTGCTTTTTGGTTAATTTTTCAATCAGTACCGGATTAATCACATACTTAATTTTCGGGTTTCCTTCCGAGTCCTTCCATTTCTCGACCTCAAATTCACCCTCGACCAAAACATGATCGCTTTTCCTCAGGATCTTTTCGGTAACATCTGCCAGCTTTCCCCAAGCCTCGACCCGAAACCATGTTGTTTTTTCGACCAATTCGCCAGATCGATCCTTGTGTTTTTTACTGACCGCCACATCAAACCGAGCCACTTTTAATTCGTTAGCCAGAATTTTGATTATGGGATCAGCTCCAAGGAAACCGCTAATAATTGTTTTGTTCATCGTAGTACTGTCTTTTTAATTCGTCTCTCTTTTCGATAAACTTATCGAATCTTTCCTGTTTCTCGTGTTCCTCAGGTAACATGAGCATGATATTCTCGCTCCGGTATTTAAAAGCAGGATAAGCACCTTTCGAAAGTACATGAGCAAACTGCCAGTGCCACTGAGGATGCCCCTGCCATAAAAGGGGTTTTCCACTTACTTCGGAGATATGGGGCCTGCTCTCCCATATCTCCAAAAATAAAGGTGTTAGGCTTTTACTCCGTCCCGACATAATCGAAAATCTCAGGGTTCGCCACCTTGTTTTCGTAGACGAATGCGTAAACCTCAGCTTCAATATCGTCCACTAAATTAGAAAGCTGTTCCTCGAAGCCTCTGCTCTCAGCACTTAAAAGAATTCTCGGGGTGTTCATCGCAACTTTCTGGTTGTTATCCACGGTAAAAGTTGAGGTTATCACAACGCCTCGTTTATTTTCTTCTCCAGACACCGAGAAACCAGTCACATTGACCCGAGCGACCATGGTTTCAAAATAGTCATCAATAATCGCTTTTTGGGCCTTATCCGCCTTGAATTGATCTTTTGAAACGATCGTTTTTACAATGGAATAACAAAATACCTGGGCGACCATTTCCCTGAGCTGTCTCAGTCTATCCGTGAGATCCGGATGGGGTTCTTTACTGGAGGTAATGTCCTGACCGCTTCGATAGCTTTCAGCTCCGATAACTTCTTCCACTTGGAATTTTACGGCCATTCCACCGCCTGAAATAAGCTTCACTTTTTCGAGCTTGAATTTCTCTTTACTTGGATTTTTCATGTGATTTTGATTTACTGTTTAACTTATAATTGAATTCCTTTTTTCTCCGCTTCTTCTTCAATCTCCAGTACCACCTTGTCAACCGCTTTTTCAAATTCCTTTGAGGTCACTAAAGCTGTTGTGGATTTGGTTGCGAAGTACTGTTTCTGCTGTGCCCTCATTTCCTTAACCAAGCGATAAAGAACAATGAAAGGACTTGATTTTTTTGATTCTGTTTCTGCCATGATTTCCGTTTTTTTAATCCTCTATGTATGTATCAAATTCTACTGAAGCAATCATTTTGACATGTTTAATCAGTGCGTTGAATTCCTCCTGATCCAGGCTCTCTATGCTTCTGGGATTTCCAAGCTCATCAACTCTAAAAGGCGACCAGCTTATTAATCGATTCGTGATTATCTCTACGCTGGCATGCTCCCCGAACTCAGATTTAAAGATTTTCTGAAACTCTACGCATATCACTTTTTGCCAGTAAATTTTGGTAGAAACGCTCGATTTCGGGTTTTCTTTTTCAAAACTTATCATTATGTCAGAATTCGCAACGCTCCGTAGCGCCTCGTTAAAACGCCTTAAATCAAAGATTTTTAATCTCCCGTTTTCGTCCACTTTTGCCCTGAATGATTCAGTCATATTAATTCCAGTCAGATGAAAGGTTGTTTATTATCCGATTCAGCTCTTTAGCTCTGTCTTGCCATTTCTCACGTTTTTCGATTTCAGTTACTCTACCGTGTCCAATGAAATCCCGGGAACCTAATGCCAAGGCCCGATTACGCTCTTTCTCCAGAGCATCCAAGACTAAATCAAATTGATTTTCGTCTAGCAATTCTCGCAGGGTCGAACTCATTTTTTAAATTCAGTTTGATTTCCGTCCTCATTTCCTCTCGGGATTTTAATTTCCTCATGAGGCCCACAAAACAAACTATTCGCCAAAGCATCCAAGCGACAATTTGGGATATCGCATCGCCTTTTTTTACTGGCTCTCATAAGTATTTGAATTTATAGTGCTGAATTATCCTTTCCATTTCCTCTGAATAGTAGGTTTCAAAATCAACCCCTTTTTCCTCTGAAACCAGATAAAGCACTTTTCTAAGCCTCTCGGAAAAAGTTAATTCATCGTCCTGAACCCCGATTCGCTTATTAGCAATAATGGCCAGCACTTTGGCCCTGTACTCGTCAGGGTTAAACGCCAGCCATCCTTCGCCCATGATTAATTGATCAACCTCGATTTGAGGGATTTCGTCTTTTATAGAAAAGACCAGATTTTGTTTTGTTTTCATTCGAGTAATCTTCTCGAATTTTGCCTTCGTTAATATCATGTTGATTTCCGTTAATACTCAAAACTATAAAATTTAATTGTATTTCACACGCCTGTTAGTCATACATTCCGACCACTTCATTTTAATTACTTTATATCCGTCAGCCTCTTGACTTGCCTCTTGTAGGCTTTCAGCGAATTTATAAGACCTCTCTGATACCTCAGGCAAATGAATAAAGGTAATCTCAGGATCCCGAGGATCTTTCCCTTTGAGCTCATCTTCCATCTGGGCCATGAGTATCCCGTCCTGCTGTCCTGAAAGATCGTAAAACTCCAGAATAACGCCTTTGACTTCCACAAACATTGTGGGCGCAGAAACCGAGATTTCTGTCACTTTACTTGGGTTTTTCTTACTCTGGCCGTATGCATCCTGCACAAATAGCAAGCCTGCAAAAATTAGAATTAATCCGATAAATTTTTTCATGTCTTTTTTCTTTTTCTGATTCGATTTTCTTTAGTCACTAATTTATTTTTTTTTCTCTTACTCTCTGTAATATCCTTGGATTGTTTTACTCCAGCTCTCACGGCTTTAATCCTTTTTTTTGGTTGTGACTCCAGCCATTTCGGCCATTCAACCGACTCCTGATATTTTCTATAATCGGCCAAATGATCCTGAGCCCTTGCTTCCGGCATAAACAGAACCCAAAGCAAAGCGACCGTCATTACTGCACAGAAAATTTTCAGATATTTTCTCTCTCTCTCTGTCATGCTAAAATAGATTTGTCTGTTTCAAATTTTTATCACTTACTAACGGGTCACTCTCTCTCAGTAACTTCAAACCGCAAGCCAAAATACAAACTGAATCTCCGGCATATTTCAGGACTTTCGTTTTATCTGCATACCTCTTTGCAAATTCAAAATACTTCGTTTTACGCTGTGCTTTTTCCATTCCTTTAAACCTCAAATTCAGTCTTGATTGCCAGGTCACAGGCGCCAACTCAACGAATGTAAATTCCATCATTTGCAAAACCGTGTGAAGCTCTTTTAACTGCCCCAGCATTTTTATAATGGCATATTTTCTGGCTGAATCTTCGCCAACAAAAGCAGATACTTTCTCGATAAAAATTAATGTTTCCTCAGGATCAAACCTCGTGAAAAATGTTTTCAGATCCTTAGCAGTTGCCGGCATCTTGAATACGTCCAAGCTCCCGTTTTGAGCGACTGCTATCGCTCCGCTTTTTCCTCCGTCAATACCTATTACCGTTTTTCCTTTCATGGCTTTATTCCGTTTTTAAATCCCTTATTTGACGGGTAATTAATACATGTTTCACAAAGTCTATTGCATTTTTTATCGCCATGCTCCTGATTCAGGCACTTAAAATCTGCTTTTTCATTCAGTTTATTTCGAGCCGTAATCTCCCTCACTTTTTCATTTAACCGTCCTTCAAAATTTGAAGTAAAAAGGTTGTGAATCTGTACCGTGTATTCCCAGAAAGCGACCAGAGCTTCCGACTTGTCAATTATTCCCAGCTCTAAATCATTTAAAACTCCCTCACAGTAGGCTTGGCAGTCATCAATAGTTTTTATTTTTTGTGGATCCATTCCCGTTATTTTTTAAAGTTTATTTTCTGTTTAATAAATATTCACCCCACTGAGAAACCATCGCCTGAGCGAACCCTTCAAAGGTTTTCGACCGGATCTTTCCCCGATTAATACTTTCAGGCAAATTATACCAGCTTGGAATTTTTTTCCCTGACTTAGTGATATGAGAACTGCCTTTGTCCAAAGCTTCACCAAATAACGGAGCGTTTCCCAGATTTGTAGCTGTCAATTTTGGTAAATTTTTAAGCCATAAACAGGTTCGTTTCTTTGCGCTGTCTCCAAAATCGTAGGGATTTATTATCTGGTCGGGCTTTCTGAATTTACTACTCATTACCCCGACAGGGTTTTCAATAGCGATATACGGGATCCTCGAATTTGCCAGCTTCAAAAAGAAATCAATCGAGTTTTTTTGTCTACCGTCCTTAATTTTTTCCTCGAAGTGTTTAGCTCCAGATACGGCCAAATCTGTGCAGGGCGGAAAACCGATCATCAAATCCCACTCAATCAATTTTGAAACTTTACAGCATCCATATTTCCCAGCTCCATGCTCGAAAAGATTTCCGCACTTGCATTTATACATTCCGTCCAGAATCTCCAGTACGTCCCCCTGATAATGCCATTCCTCAGAGCCTCCGGAACAGGGTAAAATATCACATGAGTAAGCAATAAAACCAGACCTTCGAAAGAGCTTCGTTACGGTCTGGCTTTCTTCACAGGCTACTAAAATTTTGAGATCCTTTTTCAAAGCTCCAGGCTATTTGACTTAATGTTCTCAAAAGCTTCAAAAATCAAAGATCTGCTTTTAACCCTTTCAGCTTCAACCGAAACAGCCTCATGATAATTTCCTTTTTCAAACTCCTGTCTGATTTCAAAGATTTCTGACTTTTTCACCTTGTCACCCAAAGCAATATTCTGCATGGCTTTTCGATATTCACTCTCGCTTGGCTCTCTATCTACCGCCAGACCTTTTTTAACCAGCCACCTTGCCACGAACGATTCATAGACTAGGTTTATTAAGCCATCTTCGAGAAACCGCTTGTAAGCCTCTCGAATCACGTCTACAAAAGCCTCGATATTTCGATTTTTTTCTTCTTCGGTCAATTCCCTAACCTCTGAGGACTCCAACCGATAAACCTTACCCCAAACCTTGCCCCGATATTTTTTATAAGCGTTCAGGATCTTTGTGATAAACTCAATCGAAAACGACTGGTAGTGATTTTTATCTGGATTTCCTTCTCGGTCTTTTGGTAGGTACTCGTCCAGATTTCCAACCAAAGCAAGTTCGAAAGCAGTCCTGACCTCGTCAATAGTCAGCTCTGAGTAGTATTTTTTAATGATGTGGTAAAATCTAACCACCTCGGATTCGTCAATACTCCGAATCGAAAAGTCTTTTGAAATTCCCTTTGCCAGAATTCCAAGCTTAAAAACCAAACCGCTTTCTCGACCGTCTACAATCAGTCTATCCGGAAGACTTGCGATAGTTTCTCCAGATCCGATTTTTGCAATCTGGAATTCTGACGAGCTCAATCCGTTCCTGACTATTTCTTTTTCCAGCAAGCTCGATTTCTGCTTGTAAATCTGGATCCCGTTTACCTGTTTTTCAATGTTCATTGGCTCATTTTTAAATATTCCATGTACGGGTCGTCTTGAGTCACCGTTTTCAATTTCAGTTTCTTTTTCTCGAGATCGCTTCGCATAAATTGTCTTGCGGTTGCGATCCAACCGTTAGCCGTTCGCTTTTGCGATTTACTCTCACTCCAGTCATTCACAGCATGAAAATAATAATTTAAATCTACATTCTGAAAATCAGAGCTTTCGAACTTTTTTTCAAAGTTTTCAAACTTCCCGTAATGACAATTTTTAAACAGGACTTTCGAGTTCGTATTCTCCAGCTCAGGGAAAAGCGAAGCCGTGGGCTGAGCTATATCTTTTATAATAGTATTATCTATAATAGTATTATTGGGTAAAGAATTTTTACCGCCCCCC